ACAAATTTTTAGTTTTTGTTGTGATAATTCAGAAGCTTATTTTGATTTTGATACTTTAGACCCTTACTACATAGATTTCGATAAAAATATAACAAAGGAGCAACTAGAAGAGTTAACCGAAAAAAATAAACTATATTAAAGAACTAATAAAATAAAAACAAATACAATGACAAATAAATATAAAATATCATTAACATTACTTTTTAAACTTAGTAACACTAAAAAAGTATTTATTCTTTTTAATGTAGAAAACAATACGATTAAGGATTATATTTTAACAAATGATTTAACACGCTACCGTTTAAAATATCAAAGTTTTAAGCTTGTTGAAATAATAAAACCACAAATAAATAAATTAACTATTGAAATATAAAACAATGAATACAATAAGAAACTTATCCGAACACTATTTAAAAGAATTAAACAGACTGTTAAACATTGTTGTTGATGATATAAATTTTTCAGATGATAACCAGAACAATAAAGATTCATCAATAGAAACAATAAATAAGATAAAAGAAATAATAAATAATATATGATACTAACAAAAGAACATCAGGAGCAAATGATTAACAGTTACTTAAAGACTCACACAGTAACAGAAACAGAGGGCTATATACAGGGAATAAACGATATAGTACAATTAATTAACAATAATTTTAATAACTACTAAATAATAAAGATATGACTAAAAACGTTAAAAGCATAGTAGAAAAGTGTGTGAATTTATATGAGTTTGAAAGGAAGCAGATAATAAGTATTTTAATAATGTCTACATTAACAGATATTTCCAATGACAAAGCTAGAGAAATATATAATTCAGTAATTGATAAACTAAATAAATAAAGATATGATAAACGTATTAAGAAAAGAAATGATAAACGAATTAGAAATTCTAAAACAACACTTAATTTATATTGGTGATGTAGATATAAACCCAAACGCAATAGAACTATTAAATGATGTTATTAAGGAACTAAATAGATAAAGATATGACTAAATAAATACCCTCTTAATTGAGGGTTTTTTTATGTCTAATAATTACTACAATTATTTTATAAGTCATTGAAGGTTAAATATACTAAGTTAATGTAGGGTAAACAGCTCAAATTAAGCCATATAAGCAACAATTAAACACAAATAATAACAACATACTATGATTTAATAAGGGTAGCTTAAAAGTAACGTAAATCCTCTTTTATGGGAAGTAAGATGCCCAATGTTTAGATTTCAACCAAATATCTTTTCAATAAAAACTGGATATTCAAATATAAAAAAATAGAAAAAAGTAGTTTACTATAGGGCTGATTTTGCATTTTGTAAAGTACTGATTTACAACACTTGTCAAAAAAAAGTTGTCGCTACTTTTCCGAAATCAACGACACTTTTCATTTTTAGCTTATTTTGATTCCATCTTTTAATATTATAGGCTTTATGTACTCTCCTAAAATATAGTTTTTGTTCTCATCTTTTGGGTAATTTTCTACAGGATAGTTTAAGGATTCAGTAAACTTCTTCTTGTATTTCTTACTGCAAGTAAAGTAAATATACCTATGCTTACTACTTCTAAACTTTCTTAATCCATTTTGCTTAGTGTTGTCATAATGTCTTGAGTGTTTACCTCCTTCAACATACTTATCAGTCCTGCTTTTAGTAGCTCCTGTGTAAATAAAGTTGGTTGCTTGATAAATGTAACCATTATGATTCATTTGCTTATCTGCATAGCTAACAATTATTAGGTTATGTTTTTTCAACTGTCTTAAACACCAGCTAACAAAATAAGATAACTGTATGTTAATACTTCCATCAACGCAAAGCCTATTTAGCTCATAAACATTAGAACTATACTCTTTACCACATACTCCAACACATAAGCTATTACTTGCTGGTTTACCGAAAGTACAAACTGCCTTTAATTTATTATCTTCATAATACCCAAAAGAATATGTTATACTAGGCTTTCTTCCACTATAGTGTCTAGGTAGTAAAAAACTAATTGCTTCTTTATAACTTATTTCTTTCATTTTCTGTGTCTTTCTACTGTTCTTATAGTTACTCCTAATATATCTGATATATCTTTATTTTCTATATCTGGCTTTAGGTTTAGTATTTCTTGTATCTTTTGTTTAGTCTTTATATTAGCTACTCTACTTATCTCCTTTATACGGATATCTATCTCTAGACTTCTTCTCATATCTTCTAGGTACTCTGAATATCTATCCTTATATTCTTTGTTCCATTTATAGATACTTGTATGTATCCAAGACATAGGTTTGTTATAGTTATCAAAGTTAGTTATGTAGTGTCTCTTCCAGATATTATCTAATTTAGACATCCATACAAACTCATAACCATCGTATATTACTTTATGGTTAGTTAATTCTTTTAGTTGTTTAAGGTGTTCTGTACTCCAACTTGTCTTATACATCTGTAGTCCATTGTTTAGCCATAGCTTCTGCTATACCTTTAAATGTTTTACTTCTTAATGTTCTTCTTTCTCCAGGAGTTTTAGCTTGTTTAAGAGCATCGAAATACCATTTAGGTTGTTTCTTCTTTACACCCTTCTTAGATATAAACTCTATAAACTCTCCCTTCTCTACTATATCTGTAGGTTTTAGTTTTGGTAGGTTTTTAAGCCATAAGCAGGTACTCTTTTGTGCTTTATCTCCAAACATCCAAGGTTGTATTATTTGCTCTGGTTTTCTTATGTTGCTACTTATAACACTTATAGGGTTTTCAACAGCTATCTTATCTATAGGTGCATCCATTAATCTCTGAACAAAGTCTAATGCTTCTGCCTGGTTTTTCCATCTTTCTTTATTCTTACTGCCATCTTTATTGTATAACCATCTTGCACCACTAACTGCTAAAAATGTACAAGGTGGGTGTGCTATCATCATATCCCATCCCTTTTCTATAATTTCAAACACATCTTGTTGGTAGTGCCATTCTGGATGACCTCCACTACAAGGCAATAAATCACAACTAAATGCCTCGTGTCCTAGTTTCCTTAATTCTTTTGTTACTGCTTGGCTTTCCTCACAAGCTACTAATATTCTCATAATTTCTTTGTTTATACATCTATAGTTATTGTTTCTGTATCATTCTCCGAGTCTCTTATGAGTTTAAGAATGGAATTGTATCCTTCTATCTCGGAGATATAATTGTTCTTTATGCATCCTATGATGTGCATTAATCTAAGCTTGTACTTATCTGTCATTATAGACCTGTAGTTATACTATTGTCTAGAACTTGTATGATATGTCTAAAGGTGCTTCTTTCTTGTTCTCCTGTTACATCTACTCCATTGATAAAGAATCTGTAGTGGTCTTTCTTGTCTGTTGGTCTTAGTTCAAAGTTATTCATTTTCTTTTGGTATTAAGGTTTCTAATCGTTTTTCTAGTTCTTCTAGTTTTCGGTTAAGTTTGTTAGTGGCAACGTATATTGACGTTATAGCACTTTCTATAATCTTAAACCTCTCTTTAGTTGTATGTTTCTTTTTTGTACTCATAATTAATCTACTAATTTTAATACTACGGAATAAATAAGCATAGCTAGTGTTGCTGAAAACGCTAGAAACATTATTATTCCTTCTAGCACGTTTGATTTACTTGATTTCTTCATCCTTATACTTGTTTTTTAGTGATACATAGTGATAGTCCGACTTACTTAGCTTTAGGTCTATTAAGTCTTGCATAACGTGTTCCCTTTTTACACACGCAGGTAACTTGTCTATTAACTGCTGTAGTTTCTGTATTAGTTTCTTTCTGTACATATCTTATAATTTATTGGTTAAATATCTCTCTAATCCTGCTAAAGCTCTCCAAGCTACTTTAGTTAAGTGTAAAATACCATCGTCATCTACAGGATTAATTGTATGGTCTATTAAATGTCTAGTTAGAGCATCATACTCATCTGTTGACTTATTCATATCCCAATGTAGTGGTTTATCTGGGTGGTGCTGGTCATTACCTGCCTTACTACACCTAGACACCTCCTTTAAAGCATTAGGAAAGTACTTTAGCACTCCACTAAACACTGGTGTGGCTTTTCTTTCATCTGCTTTTAGTATAGCATCTGCTACTATTCTTGAATCTGTACAGGAATATGAAGGGTCTACATAGTTGTATTGTCCGTCTTCTTGCATTTCTGCGTACTTTTCTCTTGTATTCATACTAATTCTTTTGATATATTCTGGTTATTACTAATTGAATGACTCCAAAGTAAAAAACAATGTCTTCTTCGTAAACTTCTTCGCTTTCAAACGGATAATGCCTTAATCCTAGCAATAAGCCCTTAAAAAACCCAATTCTTACCTCGTATCTTACTAAATCCATAAACTTAAATTGTTAATAATTAATATCATTTTTACTTTGTTGTTAGCAAATATAGTTTTATTTTATTTATTAACCTAATAAAAAGACAAAAAACACAAAAAGCGTTATAAGATTATGAGTAAAATAGAACTTGATATTAGTATTCCCAACGATTTAAGCGGTATAACTGTACAGCAGTACCAAGAATACGCTAAACTATGGGAAGACAACAAGGAAGTAGAGGATTATGAGTTTATTAACAAGAAAACACTAGAGATATTCTGTGGATTAGACTTAAAAGACTCGTTTAACATACCAATAAACACTTTTGACAACATTTTGAGTCACATAAATGACTGCTTTAATGAAGATAAGCCATTTATAAAAAGATTTGATATGACTGATGCAGATGGCAGAACTGTAGAGTTTGGTTTTGAACCATCTCTAGATAAAATATCATACGGAGCGTTTAAGGATGCTGAAAATTATATGAGAGACGTAAAAGACTTGCATAGATTGATGGCAGTTCTTTATAGACCTGTAATAAAAGACATAAGTAACAAATATCACTACAGGGTAGCTGATTATGAAGGTAGTGATAAGTTCTCAGAAGTGATGAAAGATGCACCTGTTAATGTAGCATTAGGAATGCAGGTTTTTTTTTATCGTTTAGGGACAAAATTGTCGAAATATACAATGGACTCTTTAATGGAACAGGCGAAATTAACGACCAACAAGGAAGGAAGGCAGCTTTTGGAAGAAAATGGGGAGATTATCAATCGTTTTTATGCCTCGCACAAGACGATGTACGAAGACTTGACGAAGTCGCAAAGCTTCCATTACACCAATGTATGATGTACTTGGAATATGTACAAGACAGAGCCAAATTAGAGGCTAGATTAGTAAAAGATATACAAAATAAGAATAGATAATGGCACAAAATCAAATTTACAACGTATTAGACAGGTTAAAAGCACAGCTATTACAGCATCCACAGTGTAATACTGTTACTACAGGTAATTTATCTGATGTTGACCTAGCAAAAACAACTATATTCCCCTTAACACACTTAATTGTTGATACAACAACCCTAAGTTCTAGGACAATTACAGTAACATTAAACGTTATTTGTATGGATATAGTTGATGTAAGCAAAGAAAAGGCTTCAGATAACTTCTATGGTAACGATAACTCTCAAGATGTCTTAAACACACAGCTAAACGTCTTAAACTACCTGTTTATGCAGTTAAAGCGAGGAGATTTGTGGGATATTAGACTAATTACAGATGATGACTTAAATGCAACTCCTTTTATGGAGAAATATGAGAATATGTTAGCCGGATGGGAAGGCTCTATACAGATACAGATGCCTAACGAGATAAATATCTGTTAATGGAAAAGAAAAACCTTGCAGCAGAGCTAAATAAGATAGCTGAAGAGTTTAAGGTTAGGCTTCAAAGAGGAGCTAGACTAGATAAGACTGTTGCTACAGGTAAGTTTGCTAATTCGTTTAATGTTAAGGTAGAGGATGACTCTATAGAGATAACATCTGATGCAAAATACGCAAAGTATGTTGTTGACGGTACTTACCCATCCAATAGTAATGTAGGTTGGGAGAAGAAAAAGAAAAGCATAGAGTCTTGGATAAAGGCTAAGGGTATTAGACCTTATAGAAAGCTGAAAAGTGGTTATAAGTTTGCGAAGACATCAACACTAAAAGATAGTGCCTATAAAAGTGCTGTCTTTGCCATAATGAAGAGTATAGCTGATAGAGGTACAATAAAAAGGTTTGGTTACAAAGGTAGTAACCTTTTTGAAAGGGTGTATAAGGAAATTGAGGATAAGATAGGTATTGAAGTAACAGAGGCATACGCTGAAGATTTAAGAATTGAATTAAGAAAAATAATAAATATAAACAATGAGTAAGATATTAGCTAGAAGTCCTTATTGGATAAAAGCAACAGCTACAGACTTAGTCTCTGCATCTATAGAGTTATGGGTGTATGAAGGTACAGCAATAACAAGTAGACCTGCTGAGGTAAGTTACACTATAAATTCTACAGTAACAGACATCCCTAATACTGTGTATTGGGATATATCTGATTTAGTAAAGGATTTTATAGATACGAGGTATACAGGTTCTTCTTCAGACAATGGTGTTGTTTGGGTTGACTACAGGATAACTACAAGTACTACATCAGCTGTTTCTCAAGGTAGTATACAGACTGGAGACTATGCTGTTTATGGATATTCTTACTACGAACAAGGATACAATAACACCCCCTTAGATGGATGTCTTATAGACACTGACTTAATATACAATCTTGATGGAAACGATGTGATTGTGCCTTTGGACTACAGACGTTTCAGTGAAGTTACTTTTTTTAGTGGAGCAACAGTATTACTTAACCAAACCAATACATCTCCATCATCTAATACTGAAAGCTCCAGTATAGTGTCTTCTTTAGGAGAGGGGCTAAATGACGTTACACAGGTTAGAATAGAATCACATAACGGACCAGAGATTACTGTAAATGGAGAATTTGAAACGGATACTGATTGGACAAAAGGAGATGACTGGAGTGTAGGCAATAACGAAGCTTTTTTAGATTCTTCAGATTTAAATGTACAATTACTTTATCAAGATTCAGAAAGGTTAGTTGGAAAAAGTTTAGACGTAAGTTTTAGTGTTTCTGGATATGGAGGTACAGGAAATGTAAGCATGAGGTATCCTTTTCCTATAAGTATAACAGGAGATGGAACATACCAAGCAAGTGGTGTAGGAGAGTATGATAGAATACAGTTCCAAGCACAAACCACTGATGAACAAAGTAGCTTATCGCTTTCCTTAGAAAGTGTTTCTGTAACTGAATCTGTTGCTGATAGAATAATAAATGTAGAAGACATAGAGGAATGTAAATATACTCCATACAAGTTAATATTTAGAAACAAACTAGGAGCTAAGCAAGAACTCTGGTTCTTTAAGTCCTCTAGATTATCTATGCAAATAGAAAGGGATAAGTTTCAAGGCAATACCATAAAAGACTATAGAAACGACATTATTTCATCTCATAGAGGTGTTAATTTCTCAACTATGTCTA